CAGCAAACGGCTCCACAGCCATCTGGTGCAGTACCTTCTTGGGCGCAACAATAATCTAGCGGCAGGGCCATTCCGCGCCTGCTAGAACACGGATAGGGGGGCCGTGGCCGCTAACCCCCCAACACACTCTATTCTAGCAAATAGGAGAAATCACATGCGCCCAACGTATGAGACAAGTGAAGACTTACTTAATGAGAAAGATGTCATTGAAAAGTTTTGTGGAAATTGGATAAATTTAAGCTTTGCAAAATTGCCTAAGCAATATCACCTTGATTATTGTTTAATGATGGGAGATTCGGTTACAGGGTTCTGTGAAGTAAAAGTCCGAAAAAACAACCACAATAGATACAGTACTTACATCCTCTCTGTTGCCAAAGTTTCAGCCGCTAAAAATCTGCAAGACGCATGTGGCTTATCTAGTGTGCTTGTCGTCAAGTGGACAGATAAAATAGGCTACGCATCATTTAAATATGATTGGCCTGTATTTGTCGGTGGACGTAAAGATCGCGGTGATTGGCAAGACGTAGAACCTGTTGCTCACATCCCCCTATCAGATTTTAAGTATTTGGATTAAGCTATGCTATTACGTCCTTACCAAAAGGTAGCCGTTTCTGACGCCTGTAAAGCCTTAGACAAACACGGTAATACCCTAGTTGTCGCTCCTACGGGTGCTGGCAAAACGATCATGCTCTCTGCTCTGGTTGGAGAACGTCACAAGAAAGGCAAGCGTATTCTTGTCATTCAGCATCGTGACGAGCTAGTCAAACAGAACAAAGAGAAGTTCGAGAAGGTTAATCCTTACATCACAACAAGCATCGTAAACGGAACAGTCAAGCACTGGGATGGCGATGCTGTGTTCTCAATGATCCAAACAATGTCACGCGATAGAAACCTACGGGATCGTCCGTTGTTTGACATGGTTGTAATTGACGAGGGCCACCATGCAGCGGCCCCTACTTACACAAAGGTTATTGAGGCAGTCAGAGAAGACAACGACGAAGCTGAGATCGTAGGCTTTACCGCAACGCCTAATCGTGGCGATGGCAAAGGTCTGCGCTCTGTATTCAACAACTGCGCACATCAGATCGAATTGGCTACGCTGATCCGCGAAGGCTTCTTAGTACGTCCTAAGAGCTACGTCATTGATCTGGGAGTGGGTGACCAGCTTGATAAGGTCACAAAGCGCGGCAAAGAATACGATATGGAAGAAGTGGCGGCTATCATGGATCGCCAAGTCATTAACAATCGTATTGTCACTGAGTGGCAAGACAAGGCTGGTGGACGCAAGACTGTTGTGTTCTGTTCTACTGTAGCGCACGCCGAACACGTTTGTGACGCATTCGTTATGGCAGGGATCAAGTCTAACTATGTAACTGGCGAGACTGACAAAGATGAACGCGCTGAGATGCTGCATGATCTGGAGTTTGGTGATACGCAAGTTATCGTCAACGTGGCAGTTCTGACAGAAGGCTTTGACGCTCCGCCTGTGTCTTGTATTATCCTAACCCGCCCATGTTCTCAAAAGGGAACAATGGTGCAGATGATTGGGCGTGGTCTGCGCATCCTTGATCCTGAGATATATCCAAGCATCATTAAGACCGACTGCGTTGTCATGGACTTCGGTACGTCAATCATCACTCATGGTGGTCTGGATGAGTCAGCTAACCTAGATGGCGCAGATAAGTCTGTAGGCGGAGAAGCTCCGACTAAAGTATGTCCTGACTGCGAAAGCGAAGTATCAGCGAATACACGCATATGCCCATTCTGCGAACATGAGTTCGAGCGTAAGGTCAAGGATGCTTTAGACAACTTTGAAATGACTGAGTACGATCTTATGAAGATGTCTCCGTTCATGTGGATTGATCCGTTTGGCAATGGCACTGCAATGATGGCTATGGGTTTCAGTGGCTTTACTTTGGTGGGCAACATAGGAAACTATTGGATAGCAATTGTAAAGGCTCAAAATGGGCGTCCTAGAGTGGTTTCTATTGGTGAGAAGGTACAGGCAATGGCCGCAGGCGATGATTTCTTGCGTGAGATCGAAGATGGTAACGCCGCTAACAAAACAAAGCGTTGGTTAAATCAGCCTGCATCTCCTAAACAGAAAGAACACTTGGAAAGAAATGGTGTTAGTATTAGCATAATGGATTTCTCTTGGACAAAGTACAAAGCCGCGTGTTGTTTAAATTATTACTGGAATCGAGAAAACATTGATACGTTGATTGCAGAAAGCTTGAAGAAAATAAAAGGGGCAGAAACATGAATAGAGCCGAAATACTAGATAAAGCTAAAGAGTATGTAACTAAAGACCGCGATGCAGAACATGGTGACATGGAAAACAACTTTGGCCTAATCGCTGAGTATTGGGGATTGCACTTAGAAACTCACATTGATCCTACTGATGTAGCGGTCATGATGACGCTTTTAAAGTTGGCTAGACTCAAATCAAATCCAAAATTTTTAGACAATTATCTGGATGCTTGTGGTTATATGTCCTGTGGTGGCGAGTTAGCCACGAAGACAAAGTAATGCCTAGATTTGAAATGCACCTTATGATCGCTGAGAAGTCAGAAGATAATTTCGAAACAGTCGAGTATGACATCGTGTGCTTTGTGAAAGACCCTACGGATATGGTTGAAATAGAATCGTCAGCAAACGAAATCATTACTGACCATCTGCAAGACGCAGATAACGTAGTTCTATTTGGAACAGCGGTTATCGAAGTAAAAGGCGAAGAGCTTTTAAATATCGCGTTTCAAAACAAGGACGCGGATCAAGAAGAAGTAAACAGCATAATGAATTTATGCGTATTAGGAAGGGAGACAATACATTGAGCGAAGTTGATACAGCCCCAAAACCTATGAAGGAATTAGCCTTCATACTAGGGAAGTTTGGTTGGAATACAAAATTTTCTGACCTTACTGAAGAGCAAGTGCAAACACTTGTTTTTGGAATACAAGAATCGAAACGTCTAGCAGCGGAGATTGACATTGGAAAACTCGAAGACACTTACTTTAAGTCAACAGGCGCTTGGCCCTCTACTTCAATCCCGTTCTAGATCTGATCCTTTAGCGGATCAAATCAAGGAAGCTGTAGATAAGGGCATAGTGGCAGGCGAAGAAAAACGGGAACGCCGTAAGTATATCGGTGCGTCCAGTATTGGTGATGAGTGTCAGCGTAAAATACAGTACCGCTACCTCAACTATCCGATTGACCCCAGCAAAGCATTTACTGCACGCACGTTGCGTATCTTTCAGTTCGGTCATGAGATTGAAGACTATGCCGCTAAGTGGCTCAGGGACGCAGGATTTGACCTACGCACAGAGCACAAGGACGGCAAGCAGTTCGGTTTCTCAATAGCTAATGGCGAGATCAAAGGACACATTGATGGTGTTGTTTGTGCAGGCCCAGTGGATATGGATTATCCTAGCCTGTGGGAATGCAAGTCAGCTAACGACAGTAAGTTCAAGGGATTTGTTCGGCATGGAGTTGCTAAAGCTAATCCAGTTTACGCAACTCAAATTGCTCTGTATCAGACCTATATGGAGCTTCATGAGAACCCTGCATTATTCACTGTAGTGAACAAAAACACTTCTGAAGTTTATTACGAGCTTGTGCCGTATGATCATAATCTTGCTCAAAAGGCGAGCGATAGAGCAGTAAACATATTGACGGCATCAAAAGCTGGTGACATTCTACCGCGTATTGCTCAAAGTAAAGATTTTTTCTTATGCAAGTGGTGTGAGTTTAAAGAAACTTGTTGGAAAACATAAAAAAAATGTGAGGTGCGCTTGGACGGCATCACCCCACATTAATGAGCGAAGTAGGGTATTAAGGGGCAAAGTAATGAATGTTTTAAGTTTTGGCAATACGACAAAGGAAATCGCAGAGCGTATTTCAAGAGAAGTGCCTAGAGTGGTACAGTTACAAATACTGTTCGATACATACCCACAAGGCATCCAAAAAGGTAAAGAATTCTTTATTGGTTCTCTGCGTGGCGAGGCTGGTAGGTCTATGCGTATCAACATTGATCAGAGTAGCCCGTGGTTCCTTACGGGAAAAGACTTTGAATCTGGCGATGGTATTGGCGGTATCTCTAAGGTCTTAAAGGAAGGACGCGGTTACTCTATGTCAGAGTGCGTTCAGATGTTCTCTCAATATATGCACCAAGACTATGTTGCGCCTCCTGAAAACATTGTTAAGCCGAACAACCCACAAAGCTTTGTCGTAGCAACAGCACCTCAAGCGGTTGCAGATACACCAAAACCCGAACAAAAGGCATCCATTAGCTCTAGCACGCCGTTCGAGGACGAATATGTCTACACAGACGAGCACGGTGTAGTTATCGTATCCGTGCGCAAATACTATGACCGGGACGAAACCGGAGGAATTGTTCGGGATAGCTCCGGGAAACCTAAAAAACAATTCCGTCAATTCATGAATGGTCGTCAAGGCGTTCCAGAACCCAGACCACTCTACAATATCCCGAACATTTTAGACGCTAACAAAATCATATGGGTCGAAGGTGAGAAATGCGCTGATGCTCTTAACTCCCTTGGCTATGCCGCTACCTGTACTATTGGTGGTGCTGGAATGCTCTCAGAAAACACAGCTTACAAGTTTGACTTCTCGCATC